CACATAGCGGCGCATCCCGGACAGTTTAACGAAGCGGAGATCAAGCGGCTTGCCAATCAGACTCCGGCAATACTCACATCTCTTTTGCGGTATTCGGATGAGGATCAAAGCGTCAGCTTTGCGAGTTGGATTCTATACCGCGCCGACAGCAAGGATCGCCTTTATGACGGCGCGTTAAAAATAGTTTCGGCTTTGATTCCTGTCTTAAAAGATTTAGACGCCGAATGGAGCATGGGCGGTGGTCATCACATAGAAGCGGAGTGTTTGTATTCAGGAACGCTCGACCAGATCAATATCACGCTCTGGGGCGTTAGGTGGAAGTGGGATGTCGATGGCAATTGCTTTCTTGAAAGCGGAAGATCGCTTGACGATCTTGATTATTTTGAAGGCTATGACGCGACGCATAATATTGAAAATGCGGTCGCTCAAGATAAAGTAAATTTGGAGGTTAAAAATGCCAGTACCGTTTAGGCATATTCCGGCGAACCTTTTGGTTCCGTCCCAGTATCAGGAGATTGACAATTCCCTTGCCGGCGCGCAAGGCGACATCAAGAAGGCGTTGATGATAGCGTATAAGCTTCCAACATCAAACGCGGAAAACGGAAAGCCGGTAAATGTGCTTTCCGCGGCGAAGGCGCACGAACTTTTCGGCTTTGGAAGCCCTGCCGCTATTATGGCGGAAACGTTCCTCGCGATTGACAAAGTCGAGGAACTTTACGTGCTTCCCATTCCCGAACCGGAAGCCGGAACCGCTTGGGAAAAAATATTTTCCGTTAGCGGAACTGCCCTCACAGCCGGAGCGGTTTCTATCCATGTTAACGGCAGCATATTTGAAGCGGCAATTTCTGCTAACGCTGACGCTGAAGCAATCGCCGCCGCTGTTACCGCAAAAATCAATTCGGAGCTTACCCTTCCGGTTTCCGCCGAAGCGGATTCAAGCGATGTAACCGTTACGGCAAACGTGAAGGGTACTGTGGGCAACAATAACAAAATTACGCTCTTTTCTTTCGTGCCCGGCATTTCAATCGAAGAAACCGCAACTACAGAAGGAACAGGCGAGACTGATATAAAATCCTTCCTCGACGGGTTAGGCGAAGTGCGCTACAACTTCATCGCAAGCGATTTAAACAGCGTCAAAAACATCCGCGCAAGTTCGGACGAGCTTGAATCGCGTTACGGCCCGATGAGGCAGATCGGCGGCAGGATGTACATCGCCCTTTCCGGCGATATGGGAAGCAAAACCGAAGAGGGAACAATGCTTGAAAAAGCCGGGGAAGTAAATTCGCCTCACATTGTTCTTGTTCCTCGCGGAAACAATCCAGAGCTTCCCTGCGTTTGGGCCGCGGCATGGTGCGCGGCTGCCTGCCGTATCCTCGCCGATGATCCGGCGGCAAACACCTACGACACAAAAATCGCAGGTTTAATCGGCAGTACAGAATTCAACGCCGAGGCACGGCAGAAACTTCTTGAAGCCGGAATCGCTACCTACCGCTTGGACTCAACAGGCAACGTGCTTATTGAACGGCTTGTAACGAGCTACACCGAAAACACGGACGGCGGCAGGGACACAAGCTATCTTGACGTGCAGGTAACCGAAACCGTTGACGCCGTGCGCACGTACATTAACGCCGAAGCGAGAAAGAAATTCAAAACTTGGAAGCTTGCAAGCACCGAGGAAAATTTCGGTTCCGGCGCGCGCGTAATGACGGCCGGAGTGTTCCGCTCTTTCCTTGCGGAACTCTATCAGGAAGTTTTCATCAAGGAAAAACAGTGGTGTCAGGATTTTGACGGTTACAAAAAATCGATCCATGTCGAGATCAAAGCCGGAAGCAAGACCCGGCTTGAATATTCGCACGAGCCCAATCTGATAGGCCAGTTCTATATCGGAGCCGGGCTTCTGCAATTCAAATAGGAGGCGGAGAATGAGACTTGAAAGAGTATTAAGGGTTATTTCAGCTAACATCGGCGAACTGCCGATTCAGGAAAAAGGCGCGACGTTCAAACCGGCCGGCGTAAAACGCGAAACAAAGCCGGGCGAAGTGCCGGAAAACACCGGCTATACCGAAAGCCAGACGTTCGCGGAATTGAAGCTCAAACTCAACGCCACGGGCGCTCTAGGTATTGAAGAGCTTTCAAAGCAGGGAGAGGACACCCTGACAATTTACACTACCGGCGGCAAACAGTACATGATGCCCCGCGCGTGGGTGACGGAGCCGGGCGAGCTGGGCGACGCCGAAATGGACATCACCTACAATTCCGGGACAAGCCCGAGGCTGAAATAGGAGAACGGCATGGCAAAAAAATTTGTGTTAAAATATCCGGTTACAGTCGGCGATTTGAAAGTAACTGAAGTAACAATCAACCGCCCGAAAACAAAAGACTTCATCGCGGTCGGTTCCAATCCCGCTGACAGCGCCGCCGCCGATGCCGCGCTTCTTTCTTCGCTGTCGGGCCTGCCCATGTCTGTTGTCAGTCAAATTGACATTGACGATTTGTCAATAATCCGCGTCCAACTTGCTCTTATTTGGTATTGCTATTTTTCTTCAGAGGAATACAAAGAAAACCCTACCGGCGCGGAGGAAACGGAGGCTCCGCAAAGCGGGACAGCGAAGGCTTCCTAACTTTAGAAGAAATCCATGATCGTGTTGCTGAAATGGTCGCGGAGATTCTTGCGCTGCTTCCGGGCATGGATTTCGCAACGCTTATGGATATGTACTGGGAACAATTATCTTTTTGGCATAAAAAAGCTGTCAATGCGGCGAAGGCGATACGCGGGGGAAACTAATGGCAGAAATTAAGACCGGCGTAACTGTATCATTAAAAGATTTATTCTCACAGGGCATGAATAAGGCCGCCGGCGCGGCTACAGGCTTCGCCAATAAAACGCTCGGCGCAATAGACAAAGTAGACAAAGCGGTTTCAGGCACTGCGGCGAAACTTGCGGCGCTCGGCTTGTCGCTTTCTGTCGGAGCCGCGGCAAAAGGCATTATCGAAATGGATCACCGCATGACACGCCTTGGCATTTCCGCCAGCGCATCGGCGGAGCAAATTACAAAATTGAAACGCGCCGTATTTGCCGCGGCGCAGGCTTCTGATGTAAAAGTTGATCCCACGCACATTCTCGGCGGACTTGAAGTAATAATCGGCAAAACCAACGATCTAAAATACGCCGAGGATAACATCAGGAATATAGGGCTTGCCATTCAGGCAACAGGAGAATCAGGCGATTCAATCGGAGCTCTTTTTTCTGAATTTCACAATTTCAAATATTCCTCCGAGCAAATTTCCGCGCTCATGGACGATATGGTGGCGCAGGCCAATGAAGGCGCTTTTTCCCTTGCCGATTTCGCTAAAGCGGCTCCGCAGTTGTTTACGATGTTAAACGCTGAGGGATTCGGAACCGCGCCGGAAAATATAAAAAAGACCAATGCCGCCTTGCAGATTATTAATGCCGGTACAAAAAGCCCGGAAAAAGCAGTACTCTCTTTTAATGCGGCAATAAAAGAGTTGGCTGATCCTGAAAAACGGAAGAATTTAAGGCGCATAGGTATAGATGTTATTGACCCCGCAACAAAAAGCTTCAAAGATTTTAACGACATAATGTTAGAGGTTGCGGAAAAATCAGAAAATGCGCGTAACGCCGATTTTTTGAAAACAATATTCAGCGATTCGACCATGCAGGCAGTCCGCTCTTACGTAACGCACGGCGAGCGGATGAATAAAAACCTGAGTGATCTTGGCGATACTACCGGCCTTTTGCAGAAACAATCCGCCGCGATGGCAGGGACGCTTCAATCAAATATTAAAAATTTACAGTCAGCATTCAACGCATTCGCCGACAGCAACCTTAGCCGTCCTCTGACTGTTTTGACGGAAATGTTGAACAAATTGGCCGAAGACCCTGACCGATTAAAAAGAGTATTTACCGGCATCGCTACAGGGATTGGAGCAATTGTTATGGTCAAAGGCATTGCCGGAATATCGCGCTTTGTCGGCAGTTTATTACAATTGAAGAGAGGAAAAATAGATATCGGCGGAGCCCTAAGCATGTCGTCGGCAATGCCGGTAAATGTAACCAACTGGGGAGGAATGGGCGGCGGTATGGGAGCCGCTCCCGGAATGCCTGCCGCAGGCAAGGCCCTTAAAAAAGTGGCCCCGGGCGCGGCCGCTTTTCTTAGGACAGCCGGCCCGTATGCTTTGTTTGCCGCAGGAGTATTAACTTTATCAAAGGAAATAGATAAAAGAGATACGGCAAAATACAACATAGACGGCAAACAATATCAAGAATGGGAAAATCAAGCGAGAGATTCGATTCAATTGGGAGATCGGGAGAGCGAACTTGAAGCCCGCATTGCCGCGCTTAGAATACAAATACCTGAATATGAAAAACTGCTCGGCATGTTCCGCGATCCTGAAGAAAAATTTGAACATCAAGACGCGGCAGGCGGACGGCGAATGGTGACGCTCGATGAACTGCGCGACGAACTGCGTGCGCTCCAAACTGAAATGGCTAATATAAATTTGCCGCCGGAAATAACGCGAAGCGGCGAAGGCATTCCTCCGCAAAAAGTAGAGCTCGGCGGTCAGGCAGTTATGGATGTGAATGTGAATCTTTCAGGAACCGGCCCTACGGCATCCGTGGCAATTAGGGAGAATACCACTGACATAAAATTTGAGACCGGCCACACTGCCCGGGCGAGGATGGATCCATGAGCGAGGCGCGTTTCGATATTTCGCTCCCCACTCTATACAGGGAAAAATGGCGCGAAGCATACCGGTCTGATAAAGACGATAGCCCCCGTTTTTCAAGCTACCAAGCGCCGGACAGGGCTCCAATTCCTTTTATTTACAAAAGCCTTGATTTTTCAGGAGGGCAGTCTGTTGACACCGCCGAGTATCCTTTTTTCGGTTTATGGTCTAACGAAACATTAAACAAAAAAACGCAGTCTATTACCGTTCACGGATACTTGCGCGGCGAGTATTACCTTCAGCAGAGGGCGGATTTTCTCGCCGCGTTAATGGTTACAACTTCAGACGATGCGCCCGGCTTTTTTGATCATCCTTTATGGGGCAGGTTCAAAGTTATCGTTGAAAATTATAATGTCACAGAAGCGGCGGATGCAAACGGCCAGTGCGAAATTTCCCTTACATTCAAACGCGCCGGAGTTTCGCTGGAAGCGAGAGCCGGGGCGTTAATCCCGCACGATCTTTCAAAACCGGAAGACGCCGCCAATGCTGCCGTTAAAATATTTGCAAAAATAAATTCCGCTTCCACAATATTGTTAAAAGGATTCGGGGTTATAAAATCGCTTTTGCTTTCAATTACCGGCACTCTTCAGCTTCCGCAGAGCATACTGAACGGCATTGTAAATGAAATTATCGGAATAGAAAACCTTACGGCTCAGGGAATACAGACGCCCGTGTTATTTGCCCAAGCGCTGGTAAACTCCGCTTTCGCAATCGCGGCCGGCGCGTTCTCAATTAAGGAATCAGCGCAGGCCTCCGGCGAATATTTTGGAGCGCAGAACAGCAAAAGAAAAACATTGTTGAATTTTTTATCAGCGGAAAAAATGACCCTGCCTATTGAAACGGCGACGGTACAGCAAGAGGAAACGAAAAAAGCAACCGAAAACCTGTACCGCACTATAAGCCTATGCGCGGCCGCGAAAATTATGGGCGAAATGGAAGAGGCAAGCCGCGATCAGATGGACGGATACTGGGCGCTGTATTGCAAGCTTGAAAACAGCATTAACCTTGAGAATCCTGATGTATATAAGGCCGTCGTAGAAATGCGTTCCATTCTCTCTTCAAAACTAAGGCAAAGCGCAATGAACCGCGAACTAAAGAAAAAAATAGAAAGGCCGGTTCCGCTTCTTTTTCTGTCGCATTATTTGGGCTGCGATGAAGAGCGGCTTAGGGCAATGAACGTCATAGAAGATTCGTTTTTGATTTCCGGCGAGGTGTCTTATGTCTAAGATAATCGTTTATAACGCAACCGCCCGGCAGGAACTGCTGTGGCGTTCAATAAAAATAAGAAAATCGTTAGACGAAATATGCCATTCCCTTGAGCTGGAAATTCCGTCATCTGAAAGAACAAAAATCAAGAGGCATAACCGGATTGAAGTGATATGCGAAAACAGCCTTGATAAGGATTTTCCCGGCGGACGCAGGCGCGTGACAACTGTTTTGGTTGATGAAATAACGTCAAATGTTGATATCTCAAAACACAGCCTTATGGTTTTTGGGCGCTCTCCGGCGCGTGATATAATAGACTCAACGTGGTCGGATTGGGACGATCCTTCTTTTACGGGCAACGATCCAGATCGGACGTTGAAAACAATAGTACAGCAGATAGCGGGAAAATTTAACATTAGATGTGATACCTTTGATTACGAAAGAATTGATGATCCGACGGGCATTGTCAGTCATTTTGATTTTGAAAACGAAAGCCCTTGGACAAAACTGATAGGCGAAGCTGACAATCAAAATTTTATCCTTACCAGCAACGAGGCAGGCAATTTGTATCTTTGGAAAGTGGGCACAGGCAATAGAGAAGAGCCGTTTCACATTACAGAGGGCGTAAATGTGAAAAATATCCAGTGGACTGAAAACGGCTCCGAACAATTCCACGAATATATAGTAAAATGCGCCGGGCTTGAACCGGCACGCATTATAGACGATACCTGTCCCGGAAACCGCGTCCTCACTATTGAATTAACTGATTTTGAATTTGACGGAAAAAGGTTAGAGCGCCGGGCAGAAACAGAAATGAAGCGGCGGAAAGAAATCAAAACTACAGTAACCGTCCCGGGCTGGGGCCTTACCGACGAGCAGATTAAAAGCCTTGGAAAAACCGTTGAAAAAGAAATCTACTGGGTTCCAAATCTATTAATCCCTGTTAGTATACCGTCGGCCGGCCTTAATACTAAACTGCTAATATCTGAAGTTGAATACGCGGCTGCCGCCGAAGCCGTTAGCTGCGATTTAACGCTGGTAAACCGGGAGATGTATTTATGAGCGGGTCAATTTTAACGCAATTAGGCGCAAAAATCCGCAATCTTTTTTCGTTAGCTGATTTTCAGAAACGCTATGACGACGGCAAGGTGCAGGTCAAGACGTTTTCCGGCAGGGTGTTGGAAAAAAAAGAACACTTCCCTTACGGCTTCTGCGCAAAGGCAAAAAAAGGAAAGGCTCTTGTTTTTTGTCCGGGAGGCAATTTCAACGGTTTTGTAATAATGCCTTTAGCGGCCGATGACGGCGTGCGGCCGCCGAAGCTGGAAGAGGGCGATGCCGCTCTTTATACAAAAAGCGGCGGTTTTATAATAACGCGTGAAGATGGAACGGTAGAGCTTTTCGGAACAGATGCCGGCGGTATTGTCAAAGCCAAAGAACTAAAAAGCCAGCTTGATAAATTGACGGCGCGTGTTGACGGGATTATTAACGCTCTAAAAAATTCGCAGACTGCCGTTCAAGACGGCGGCGCAACATACAAAGGGCAGATTGTCGCGGTACTGTCCTCGCTGGTTAATAAAGAGGATTTCTCAAATCTGGAAAGTGAGAAGGTGCTTCATGGAACTGGATAAATTACCCATAAAAATTGAAAATTGGAACGATATCCGGGAACTTGTTTTAATGAGCATCGGCACGGATAAAGGCTCATGGTGGGCCGATCCGAATTTTGGAAGCGAACTTTATTTGTTAAGGGAGAATAGCAAAGTTGACGGTAAGACGGCCGGAAATTTTAGAAGAATGCTGTGGGAATGTCTCGCATGGATTATTGAAGATGGGCTTGCAAAAAATATCAACTGTGCCGTTGAACGTTCCGGCAAGAATGAAATTACATATATGGTCGAAATAATAAAACCTGACGGCAGTAATATTTCAGTTAAGGAAGTGTGGTATGGCATTCAGTAGGGACAGTCTACAAATTTTGAAAGAAAAGGCTTATGCAAATTATTTGAGCCTTTACAAGCCTCTGGACAAAACGCCGCGTCATAACCTCGTCTCCGTTATGGCAAATGTCGATGCCGGGATAACTCATTTATTACAGGGCGATTTGGTTTTTCTTTCAAAACAGATATTTCCTGATACGGCGGAAGGTGAATATTTGCGCGAACATTGGTCAAACAGGATTCCGCCCCTGCACGCGGCTTCGGCAATAGGCAAGGTTATAGTCAGCGGTATTACCGGCCGCTCGGTTCCGGGAGGTTTGGTTTTTAAGAGTTTATCAGGTAAAAGGTATTACACTGAAAAAGCATATAAGATTACCAGCGAGGGAAATGTACTTGTCATCGTAAAAGCAGAAAGCGCCGGATTGGAATCAAATCTTGAAGCTGACAGCCCGCTTGCCATTGTTTCATCGATTCCGTCCGGCATTGACTCTAAAGCGTTTGTTGATGAAAACGGCATTCTTGGAGGGACGGATGCGGAAAGCGATGAAGAGTATCTGGTTCGCGTATTGATTGCGCTGCGCAACTCTTCAGCATATGGGCGTAAAGGCGACTATTCCGCATGGGCGCTGAACGCGACGCCGGAAGTTACTAATGCGTGGGAGTTCAAGAATTTTGGGGTATTCGGCGCATTGCTTATTCAGGTGATTAACGGCAATCAAATGACAGGCGTTTTTCAGGTGAATAACCTTCCTGCGGTACGCGATTATATAAGCCAAGTATCTCCTCCTATTATTTTTGATGTCCGCACTCCTGCGCTCGTTCCACTTAATCCTGAAATAAAATTGCCTGCGCAAGAGAACACAGTAGAAAACATGGCCTTGGCGGAAACCCGCCTTAAAACATATTTACAATTAATAGCGGAGCCCGGTATGCAGATAACGTCAGGCATGTTGCGCGAAGCGATTATTGACGGTGTGCAGATATCAAGTGCAATAGTAAAACTGGCCGGAGAGATTGTCGGCATTATACCGATAACAATACTGGAATATCCTGTATTGGGAGTAATAACATGGACATAAAAATAGCTGAAGAAAAAGACTATATCGGAGCGATCCGGGATCTTTTTCCCAAAGGCGAATACTGGGAAAGGCAGTTTACGGATCCTAAAAGCGATGTAAATTTGTTTTGCAAGGCAAAAGCGCAGAAAATTATTAATTTCCGCCGCCGAATGAACGATCTGCTTATGGAGAGTAAAATTACAACCTCAGACGAAACAATAGCCGATTGGGAACGCGTTATCATGGGATATACGAGCGAGCAACTGCCGCTCTCCAGCCGCAAAAATATTTTAGGTATAAAAACGAATACAATTATAAACAGATTAATTATTTCTGAAACAGCAAGAAAATACGGGTTAATATTAATTGATATTGTGTTTCCGTTTAAGCCTTCATTTTTTGGTTTTTCAAAATTCGGTCATTCTCTTTTTTCTCGACCTGCGTTTTATTCATTTTTTTATATTATAACAACATCGGAAAGCGACGTAGATGCGGAAACGCTGAAGAACTATGAACAAGATGTAGAGGAAAGATTGCTGTCAGGCAATATCGCATATTTTTTATATAAATAGGGGAAAACAAAATGCCAGGAATGTATCCAGACGATCAAGTAGTAGAAATTTTTGGGGAAGAGGTACTGTATCCCGGTCTTGACCCGGTAACTCATAAATTTACCGACGGGGATTTTTCCGACCCGTTGAAAAAACCGTCGCATATTCCGGCGTCAACCTTTAACCTAATGCTTGATAATATGGAGAGTCTTATCAGAGCAATGGGATTAGACCCTAACAATACAGATCAAGATCAATTGTTAAGAACTATGAAACGCGGTTTCGCGCCAAGAATTGTAGGTCAAATCTGTATTTTTTTCGGCGAAATAAGCCAATTTGAAATGGCAGAATTACGCCTGCTGAAACCTAATTTTCAACTTCTCGCCGTAGAAGATTATTCCGAACTCTTTGAAAGGTATTACTGCGGCGACGAGAATAACACGACAGCTCCTTGGTGGTACAGATGCAACGATACCGGCACTGTAAGGGATATTAACGGCACGCATTTTCGCGTCATCGACCCAAGCGGATTATTTCCGCGCTTCGCCGGGCAAAATAAAGTTTACGGTACAGCAGGATTGCTGTCAGCCAATCTTTCAAACAACGCGCTTTACGACGGAAAGTTGCCGGGGGAATATCAAGCGCATAAATTACTCAACCACTCGCACAATATTTCAAACTTTATTTATCCTTCCGGGAGCAGCGGCATGGCTTACGGCAGTAATTATTATGTAAATTTAAATGCGAGCGTATCGACGAATAGTGCAGGTAATGCAACTGAAAATGCTCCGGCTTCTATCTCCTGCACCGTTCTGATGAGTTATTAAATTTTCCTTACGACGGAAAGTTGCCGGGAGAATATAACCCACATAAAACTGAAAAACATGTTCATGGGTACTATTCTTGTGTGTATTCTACTTTAGAGGTAGGTTTTGCTCTTGTTACCAACTCGAATTATACGCCTCGTCCTGATACCACTTTAATATTTGGACAAGATGAGACGGCTCCAGCGTGGCTCGCTACGGCAGTCTATATCACATATTAAATTTTCCTTACGACGGAAAGTTGCCGGGGGAGCATCAAACAGATCAAAACAAAAAACATTCGCATAATATTACTTCCGCTTTCAGTATACGTACCTACTATGGAAGCGGCAACGGCATCGCCCGGATTCCATACCAAGATTACGGCATTGAATTTTCATCCTCAGATTCAACTACATTCTCCGGGGACGATGAGTGCAAACCGGCTTCTATCTCCTGCGCTGTTTTGATATCATATTGAACTTTCCATTGCGCGGAATTAATATGAGAACAAAACCGTACAGCTTACCGATGCGGGCTTTGCCTCTTTCCCTCCGCTCTCAAGGGTTGCGCCGTCCGCGCGCGTAGCTAAGGCGCTGCCGGCAGCCATGAATATTGAATTCCCTCCCGCGCCGGCAAGGTAATGTAAATGTTTTTT